TTTTCTTTTGTTAATAATAACGATAGCTCAGTTTATTTCACTGTAGAAACAGTTCGAAATGAATTGGGATTTTATGAATCTCCTTTTTCACCGGCTAATGCTATTGGAACATATAGTAATTTTACAGGAATAAACCCAGAACATTTAGTAACTTCCTCTTATATATTTAGTGAAGTTATTCCCCCAGGATCTTCTTCATTTACATTTGTCCCTACTACTACAATTGATACAGGATCTGTTTATTTTAGGGGAACAGGAGATTTAACAGTAACAATAACAGTTTAATATGCCTACATATACACTAACAGCATCACAATTATATGGGCAAGGAATTTTAAATTCCTTTAGTATCCCCGCTGGTTCTTCTTTTGATTCAGATTATCAAGCAATTTTAGATAAAGCTGTTTCTTTAGGATATACTTTACCAAGTTCAAATGCTCAAACATTACAAAATACTTTGGTAACTTCTTTAAAGACGGATGAGATTTGGGATAAATTGGATGTATTCTATGTATTCGCAGTTGATAACAACGCAAGTGAATTTGCTACAATTAATTGGAAGAATCCTAACGCACTTTTAAACCTACCTACTCAAAGTACACTTATAAACTCACCAACATTTGTACCTAATGGAGGTTTTCAGGGTGATGGAGCAAGCAGCTACATTGATACCAACTATAACCCTGCAACACAAGGAGTGAATTATACCCAGAATAATGCTTCACGTTACTTCTTTCCTCATGCACTAGGTACAGGTAGGTTTGATGGAAATGCAAGTGGAAATAACTCAATATTTTTAGGTTCTTCCGCATCGCAGCGTATCAATGCTGGTGCAAATACCTCAACGCCCGCTATTAGTTTTTCTGGTTCAATTAATCCCAAGTCAATACACCGAATATCCTCAACAGAAGTAATTGCGTATAATGGCACGACTTCCCAAGCAGTTACGCAAACATCAGCAGCTATAGTTTCCACAAATCAATTCATTTTTCGTTCAGGGACATCTGGGTCAGCAAACTGGGGGAATCACACTTGTGCAGCATACGCCATGGGAGCTTCAATGGTTGCGGAAAACACGAACTTTATTAATAATTGGAATACTTATAAAAATAGCTTATGATAGTTTTATTAGCAACACAAGAACAGTATAATAATCTAAATGGATATACAAATGGTCCTAATAAGTTATTATTTGCTAAAGATGGATTAGATAGATGGATAGTAGGAACTGAAGTACTGAGAGATCCTGCTTTTTCTGAAATACATACTCAATTGGAAGAACTAGAAAGAGTTGAATATGCTCCTTTCCCACCAGAAGAATAAAAAATCCTTGGTTTATATATCCTTTATTCGTATACTAATGGTATAAATAAATAAAAATAAAGGTTATGAAAGAAAAAGACATCCAAAACATCCAAAACGCACTTGAAAACGTTCAATCACTAAAAACAATTGAACAAAAAGAAGCAGTTCTTAAACAACTTAAATCTCAAATCCGCAAACTTGAAATCGCTGTTGTAGCAATTGGTTTGGTAATTGTAGGTTTGATTGTTCTCCCATTCCTTGGAATTCTATCATTTAATACAGTACTTGCACTTTCAATTGTGAGTGGAGCGCTGTTGATTATTAAAGCATTTAAAGATGGAGAAATTCTTGAAACTGAGAAATTTTTCCTCCAAATCAGCATTACTAACGATAAAAACCAAGACAAAGATGGAGAATGAAAAATATCAACCAAGTAGAAAAATCACTACTGCAGACGGAACCGTAATGTATATGTTTGATGGCAAACTTCATAATTGGGAAGGTCCGGCTTTGCTTCCACAAGGCGACAACCGCAAACGAGAGTATTACATTAATGGAATTAAGATGAGCCAAGAACAATGGAAAGAGGCTCTTAAAAGTAGAGAAGGCTTGCCTTGGTACAAAGGATCAGGCGCTAAAGCACGATTTTAACATGCAAAATAAAGGTTATGAAACGTATATCAAACGAAGAGGCTTTAAATTACGTCCCATATGAACGAACTCCTTTATCGCCCCCACCAGCGCAATATTCAATTTTTGTAGGAAATAAAGGATGGGATGAAGTTAAATATTTTACATCCCGTTTTAGACAAAGCATAAATGGAAATAATGGAGATCAATCCGTTTATATTTTAGAAAGTTCTTCTATGCCTGGAATGGTAAAAATAGGTCATACTAAGAGTGATCCTATTGATAGAGCAAACCAATTAAGTAAATCTACAGGTGTACCTACCCCATTTAATGTTGTATATTCGTACAGTTGTTTCAATGGGGAAAGAATTGAAAAAGCAGTCCATAAACATTTCAAAAAAAAACGAGTTAATACCCAACGAGAATTTTTTTATGTTGAACTAGATGAAGCTATTAAAGCTATAGAAGATTTAGGATCTAAACTAGATTGATATTTATACGCGAAATCAACGATTTTATATGTCAATTAAAAACGTATTTGCATTATTTGGGTTCCCGGATGAAGAAAATCCTGAACGTTTAAAACTTGAAGCTGAATTGGAGGATTATAAAGAATCTCCTCACTTTAAGTTGGGGATGTTCCATAAATTGATTATGAATGGTCATTTATTTTCAAAACAAGTTACCAAATTTTTTGCTAAAGCAGATCCTTCCCTGGATGTAAAAGGGATAGATCAAGCTGGTGAATATATGATGTTTACCAGGGCTTGGTTTTGGATTGAGTCAGTTAAAATAAGATCGAAAGTTTGGAAGGATGCTTTGAAACAATACGCAAATGAAGAGTTTTTAATATCTCTCCAGTTAAGTATTTCTTACTTTGAAAGTACAGAAGAATATGAGAAATGTGCTCACTTAAAAAAAATACAGGACTTTGTAAAGAAATCCTTGGATAAGTAAAATAAAGTTATTACCTTTAATTATATTTTGATTTTAAAATTGTTAGAATATAAAAGGAAAAAATTAAATAATCAAATAAAACAAAAATGAATAATAAAGAATTAGTATTGAGACGGATGGAGTCTTTAGAGAGTAAATTGAAACGTATGAGAAACGTTTTAAATGAACGAAACGTTGATGCCGCAAGGGAAATTTTACAAGAAATTTTAGAATTGAGAGATGATCTTCAATCAATCGTAGAACGAGAAAATTAATTAAATAAATAAAAGTTATGAATCTTACCGCCGAACAAATCCAAGACAATTGGAATGAATTGTTATCTTACATTGAGGAATATATTTCCGAACCTCGTAAAGATAAATTGTTAGAATTTTATGAGCAATATGCCGAACGTTTAATGTTAATGCCTGCTGCGCATAAAAAAGAATATCATAATGCCTTCCCCGGAGGATATGTGGAACACGTTTTACGCGTTATTCGATGTGCTATTAAGCAAGCTGAATTATGGAATTCTGAAGGATGTGATATGTCTACTTTTACAACTGAAGAATTAGTATTTTCAGCTCTGAATCATGATCTAGGTAAAATGGGTGATGAAGAACAAGAATCATACATCCCCCAGACTGATAATTGGAGACGTGAAAAATTAGGAGAGGATTACATGTTCAATACTAAAGTTCCATTTTCCTCAGTTCCCGATAGAGGATTATTTATGCTCCAATCTCATGGTGTTCAGTACACATTTAATGAAATGATTGCTATTCAGACACATGATGGTTTATATGATGAAGCAAATAAGAAATATTTAATGGCATTTATGCCAGAACAAAAACCACGTACCTCACTCCCATTTATCCTCCATCAGGCAGATTTAATGGCAGCACGTATCGAGTTTGAACGTGAATGGTTACCTAAGTTAAAAGAGGACAAGAAGTCCGTGGATGCCGGAAAAGGGAATTATACCTTGGGGAATAAACCCAACATGTCTAAAAAGACATCAACCAAAACTAAAGCACTTGGAACATTTAAAAGTGATAGTTTAAAAAATATGTTAGATAGCTTATGACAACAGTAATAATTAGCGTTTTAGCGGTTTTAGTAGTAATTTTAGGATTTACGACTTTTAACCTTATGCGTAAAGTAGAAAAACAAGAAGACGTACTAGCCGGGTATTTAACATATCTAGATCGTCTATCTCGCACAATTGAAATTTCGGACAAGAAATTGAAAGAACTAGATCGTGGTGGTGTATTTGAAAAAGATGACGAAGTTGGGGTTATATTTCAATCAATTGTAAAAATCCAAGAAATCCTTAATGAGTTTAATCTTAGAAAGTTCAGTTAAAATGCCTAAAAAGCCGGGAAGTAAAAATTACTTTACTCAAGATACAGAAGATGCGATCGTGTTATATAATAACATGGTCGATTCTGTGTTGAAAAGTAAAATTTACGAGGACCGTATCCACTATGCATTTTTTAAATTAACCCAAAATATAATCCATACGTTTAAATTTTACCATACTGAAGTAGAAAATTTAGAACACCTACAACATGAGATTATAGTGTTTTTATTATCAAAAATCCACCTATTTGATCCTAGCAAAGGTGCTAAAGCATATTCTTACTTTGGTACTATTGTAAAACGTTGGTGTATTTTATATAACGAGAAAAACTACAAAAGTAAAATTAGCAAGGTTTCAGTAGATGAATTATCCAAAGACGATTCAGATCATACTTATACTATTGAACCAAACAATTCAGATGATCGATTATCTCATTTTATGGACGAATATGTTGAATTCGTCAGCTTTAATTTGTACGAAATCTTTCCTAAAGAATACGATGCGAAAATTGCGGATGCGGTTTTAGAGCTATTCAGAAAACGAGATAGCATCGATGTATTCAATAAAAAAGCTCTTTACATTTATATACACGAGATGATACCTGATGCTAAAACTCCCAAGATTACTAAAATAGCAGGTGTATTATATGGAGTATTTAAGAAAAATTACCTGTTCTATTTAGAGGAAGGATATATGAATTTCCACCTCTAGTAGTTGTTTATATTTATAAAAAACAATACATATGAGTAATTTAGAATCAAACGTATTTGGTAAGAAAAAATTCTCGGACATTCTCAAGGAAATTTACGATAACCAAAAGAAAAAAGAGACCCAAATCACAGCATTGATAGGTGAGTTAAAACCACTTATCAATGACATTGGTGATGCTACTTTGATTGTTCCTTTAATCAAGGAATATATGGAATTAGGTATCAAAAATGATGAACAGTTAATCAAAATGGCTACTATCATCCAACGTGCCTTAGCTACAGGTAAATCAGAAGATGAAGGATTTGGAATGACTGAGGATGAAAAAGCACAATTGTTATCTGAGGTAAAAAAATTCAATCCTAAAGGTTAATGGCTATTTTTAGACAAGGTTCGTCTACCACTATAGGTACAAAATATTCTAATCCTCAACCAAATAGTGGAGGAAGGGAAAACCTTCAAAATTTAATAGCTCAAACTAATACTACTTTTTTACGAGTTAGGGTAATTGATATTGTTTTAAACAATAACCACCCTCGTTTTAAAGATGTGGGTGAATGGAATGGTGTAGGTACTATATATTTTGAACCTTTAGATGGAAGGTCTATAAATGTAAATTATGCCTATCCTATATTTCCTCAAATTAAAATGTATCCATTAGTAAATGAAATAACCTTACTAGCAGGTATTCCTTCAAAATTTGCCGAAAGTGAACAAAACACAGATACAGTCTACTATTACTTTCCTCCTATTGGTATTTGGAACCACCCCCACCACAATGCATATCCAGCAATAGTAGATTATTCTAAATTAGAAGAAGAACAAAGTAACGATTATGAGTTTGTAAATGGAGCATATGTTAGAAGAATAGATGATGACCCAACAGGTATAAATCTAAATTTTACTAAATATGCCAATCCTAGTCAAGATACTTTTGTTGAAAAAGCAGATGTTCACCCTTTACTTCCCTTTAATGGAGATATAATTTATGAAGGTAGATGGGGAAATAGTTTACGTTTTGGAAGTACTATCTCAACTCCAAATAATACCCAATCATCAATCAATAATAATTGGTCAACAACTGGTTCAAATGGTGATCCTATTACTATATTACGTAATGGGCAACCAACAAACGTAACTGATGAAGGTTGGATTCCTACTACCGAAGATTTATCTAGGGATTTATCTTCAATATATTTAACCTCTTATCAAAAAATTCCATTTAGTATAGCAAATGAGAATTTTGTTTCCTATACTACTCCTCCAACAACCCCATCTCAATACACTAACCCCCAAATTATTTTTAATTCAGATAGGGTTATAATTAATGCTAAAAATGATAGCGTACTAATTAGTGGGCAAAATTCAGTAGGTATTTCTTCAAATGGAAGTGTAAATATTGAATCTACAAGTGAAATAAACATTGCTAGTAAATTAACTCGTTTAGGAAATAAAAATGCAAATCAATCAGTTTTGCGAGGTGATGAAACAGTAGAATATTTAAAAATACTAATCAATGAACTACAAAATATAGCTGAAGCTTTAAAAGTAGTTCAAGACTGGCCTAGTGGAGCTCCTTCCCCTAACCCAGTTGTTTTAACAGCCGCAAATTCAGCTCTTAAAGTGTTTGAAAATGTTTACAATCAAATTGATAGTATTAAATCTAAAATTGTTAAAACAGCATGATTTATTCTATAAAAGGAACAGTTGTAAATAGTCAATCACAGGATCCAATTAAGGGAGCTAATGTAAAAATTTCTCCTTTAAATTTTGTATCTACTGACACTGACGGTAATTTTACTATTACCGGGGATACTCCTGAAAGTGGGAGTTTATCTCTAGATATAATTGCTATTGGGTATGGGTCTATAGAACCACCTTTATATAAAGGAGATGGTACTCTAAAAACTGATTTAGGAGTTTTACAACTACAACCTATAGTTTCTTCATTAACCCAAGACAAAATTAAATCAACCCAATTAAGTAAAGATCAAATCAAAGAACTTTCTAAAAGTAAAAAAGATCTTTCATACTATGCTGAGGAGAAATTATCTAATCAAGTTAATACTCTAAAGAATACTTTGATTCCTGCTATATTAACTATGGTTGCAGGATTTGGTCTCACCAAAATTTCAGAATATAAAACTGAACAGTTACCTAAACTTTTAGATCAAGCAGTTTGTCCTACACAAGCTGAATTGACTGACTTAATTAATCGAAAAAATAAATTAGTTAAACAATTAACCAATAGTTTAAAATTAATTGATACAACTACCAAAGCATTAGGTATTACCCAAGGTGTTATTGCTGTCCTTCAAATTACTTTAACTCTAGCTGAAACCAATCCTCCAGTAACAAATCCTATCCCCTCAGGAGTTGAAAAGAGATTAGACAAAACTATTGCTACACTATCTTCAGTTAATGCTGGGATATTATCTATATTAGTCATTTTAAAACAAGTATTAGCCCAAGCCATTCAGTTACTTAATTTACTTGATCAATTAGTACAAAAATGTTATCCTGATGCTGATCAAGAAAGAATCTCAGCAGAATTAACTGCATTAACGGTTCAACAATCAACTCAATTATCTCCTGTAGTTACAAATGTAAACGGATTTGAAATGGGTGTTGAAACAGAAAATTCACCTAATACTCTAAAACGTAGAAGAGCTATTGCACGTAACAAACAAGGTGTGGTAATGTTAAAAGGAGAATGGTCATTTAGCTCCATTGATCAGATATTAATAGATGAACTAGTATTTTACATTCAGCAAAATGATTTAAAAGCTGACTAACTTAATATTTATAAACATATGAAAATTGACGGATTAAAAAAATTAATTAAAGAAGCTGTACGAGAGGCAATTCAAGATGAATTAAAAGATATTCTTTTGGAAGCAGTTCGTACTCCAAAAACACTTGTAAAGGAATCCTTTACCTCTACCCCAGTACCTTTTCAACCACCAACCCCAACTTTTACTCAACCTACAATGGATGCTAGAAAAGCATATTCTGAGATTATGAATGAAACTATGATGAGTTTTACATCACAAGATGCTCAAGTTCCATTTAGACCACAAGTAAGTGATCCTGTAAATGGTAATTTAGGTGCCGGAGAAGTAGGAATGGATCAAATTATGAATTTATTGAATAGCAAATAATGCCATTTAATCAACAACAGATATCCCCTGCTAATTTAAACCCAACAGTTGGTTTAGGGGTTAGCATTCCTTTTAGTAACACTAGTGTATTTAGTTCAACATATACCACACAAGAAGCAGTTAAAACTAATCTAATTAATTATTTTTTAACTAATCCCGGAGAAATTCCTTTAAACCCAACTTTTGGAGCTGGATTAAGAAGTTTTTTATTTGAGCAAATATCTAATGTAACTGTAGAAAATGTTAGATCTTTTGTTCAATCTAAGTTAGAAATTGCGTTTCCAATGGTTCAAATTGATTCTTTGCAAGTACTAACTGACCAACAAGATTATAATACCATAATAATCCAATTAAAATACTATATACCAAATTCCAACATTAACGGGAATTTAACATTCCAATTCTAAAATGGCTACAACAAATAGAGATATAAAATATATTAATCGTGACTTTTCAGACTTTAGAGCACGTTTAATAGAATATGCTAAAACATATTTTCCTCAAACATACAATGATTTTTCTGCTACATCACCTGGAATGATGTTTATGGAACAAGCATCTTATGTGGGGGATGTCTTAAGTTTCTATTTAGATAATCAATTCCAAGAAACATTTGTTCAATATGCTCAACAAACAAATAATGTATTTGAGTTAGCATATATGTTTGGTTATAAACCAAAAACAACAGGTGTAGCACAAACCACCGTTACTTTTTACCAACAATTACCCTCTAAACTCTCAGCATCTGTCTACATCCCTGATTATGACTATGCCCTAGTTATAGAAGGAAATAGTACTATTTCAACTCCAAATGGTATATCCTTTTTAGTTCAAGATAAGGTAGATTTTTCAGTCTCTAGTTCCCAAGACCCAACAACCATTTCAGTATATCAAGTAGCAGGAAATGCTCCCCAATATTATTTACTTGAAAAAACTAGAAAAGCTATTTCATCTGAAATTAAAACTTTAAATTTTTCTTTTGGTACCCCTGAACAATTTTCTACAGTCAATATAAACGATTCTAATATCGTTAAAATTCTCGACATCACCGATTCAGATGGTAATAAATGGTATGAAGTAGATCATTTAGGTCAAGAAATGGTTTTAGATACCATTAAAAATACAAATGTAAATGATCCAAACGCAAATGGAGATACACCATATTTATTGCGTTTAAAAAAAGTAGCTCGTCGTTTTGCAACACGCTTTACTTCTCTTTCTAATCTTCAAATCCAATTTGGAGCTGGAAACCCTTTAGATGTAACTGAAGAAATTACTCCAAATGCTGATAATGTAGGTATTGGATTACCATTTGAACAAAATAAGTTAACAACAGCATATTCACCAACAAACTTTTTATTTACAGGAACATATGGTATTGCACCCTCAAATACTACTTTAACAGTAAGATATTTAACGGGTGGGGGTGTTAATTCTAATGTTAATTCTGGAGTATTAACAAATTTAAATAAGAGTAATACTCGTTTTACTGCTTTAAATTTAAATGGTGCCACCGCTAACTACATTTTTGATTCTTTAACTACTAATAATAACGTAGCTGCTAGTGGTGGAAAAGGAGGAGATACATTAGAAGAAATTCGTCAAAATACTTTAGCTCTTATTGCCTCCCAAAAACGTTCAGTAACAGCAGACGATTATTTAATTCGTGCTTTAAGTATGCCCTCAGATTATGGTTCAGTCTCTAAAGCATATGTTCAACAACCTAAATTAACAGATACTCAAGTTTCTACAATTGAAACTCTTAATTTATATGTTTTATCTCTAAATACTCAAGGGCAATTAGATTATGCTAGCAGCACCTTAAAAAATAATTTACGCACTTATCTTTCCCAATATAGAATGATTGGTGATAATATTGAAATTAGAGATGCGTTTATTATTAATATTGGTATTGATTTTGAAATTATAGTTTTACCTGAATACAATAATAATGAGGTATTACTAGCATGTGTTACTGCTCTACAAGATTATTTTACTATTTCAAAATGGCAAATTAATCAACCAATTTTACTTCGTGATCTTTATATCCTTCTTGATAAAATTTCAGGTGTTCAATCTGTTAAAAACGTTTTTATTTCAAACAAAGCAGGAACCACTTCAGGATATTCACAATATGCTTATGATATAACTGGAGCAACTCAAAATCAAGTAATTTATCCTTCATTGGATCCTAGTATTTTTGAAGTAAGATACCCTAACACTGATATAAAAGGTAAAGTAGTTCCTTTATAATGCCATATTTATAATAAAATATATAAATGGCTGTATATAAACTATTTCCTACTCAAGACGCCACTCTATATTCTGCTTATCCTATAATGAACACAGGGTTAGATGCTATCTTAGAAGCATCTAATAAACTTGGTTTAGATGGAACCCCGGATGTGTCTAGATATTTAATTCAATTTGACACAACTGAAATCCAAGATATCATTAATAATAAAATATCTGGAAGTAGTTATGCTATTTACTTAAAAAATTTCATAGCAGAAGCTCAAGGACTTAACCAATCTACAAAATTAGAAATTCGTCCCATTGCCCAAGAATGGAATAATGGTACAGGATATACTTTAGATTCCCCTATTACTACAGATGGAGTTTCTTGGGGATTCTCCTCATTTTCAGGCTCAAACCCATGGTCTTTAAGCGGCAATAATTCAGGAGGAACATATACTGGTTCATACGTTTCAACTTATGCTCCCCAAGGTGGTGGAAATTGGTATACATCTTCAAATTATTTAGTTACTAAATCTTTTGCTTTACGTGATGTAAAAGATATTGAAGTTAATACTAGTAATACCGTAAATGCATGGTATAGTTCATCTATTCCAAATTATGGTTTTTTAGTAAAACTTACAGGTTCACAAGAATTTAATACAAGTGAATATGTTCAACCTATATTTAAATTTTATAGTGTTGATACAAATACAATATACCCACCAACCCTAGAATTTAGATGGAGGGATTACTCAACAGTACTAACTGGATCTGCTACTGGAAGTATAATTTCAACTTCTAATATTAAAATGTCTCTAGCTGAAAACCCTGGTGTTTTCTTCCCTGAAAGTGTAAATAGATTTTATGTTAATGTAAGTCCATTATATCCTGCTAGAACATATCAAACATCATCTTTATACACTAATTTAAATTATTTACCAACTTCTTCGTATTATGCAATAAAAGATTTGGATACTAACGAATATGTTGTTAACTTCGATGACAATTATACCCAAATTAGTGCTAATTCAACTGGTAATTATTTTGATGTTTATATGAGTGGATTAGAACCTGAAAGATACTATAAAATTTTAATTAAAACTACTATCCAGAGTTCTACAATAATATATGATGATAGCTATTACTTTAAAGTTATTAACGGATGAGTGAAAGCATAAACTTACAGAAACAAGTATATGATAAAAGACAATATACTAAAGTTATAGATACGTCTTTTAAAGAATTAGGTGTTCAAACTATTCAAGAAAGAATAGCAGTACAACCAACCACCGAAGAGTTCTTTGGCCTTTACAATGAACTTTTTTATAATATACCCGAATTAGGCGCAACTAATTCACACGAATATTTGATCAAAACAAGTAGTGAATATATTAATTTTGACGCAAATCAAGAAGAAATAACTGCTTTACAAGCCGAAATTGCTCAATTAAGAACAGATTTA